GTCAAAGCTTAAGGCTGTTCTCAAAAGAGTCCCTGCAGCTAAACGACCGTAATTTAAGACATTGGTCCCGTCCCAACTAAGGAGCGGCGATGCAGAACCTAAATTTTTGTAAGCGAAACGATGACTATCGTATTCACCATAGATAAGTGAGTTAGCCCCATCAGCATCGTTGAATTGATACTCAGCGTAAAACGTTCCTTCTGAGCTTGAAAAGAAGTCGGTGAAGGCACTGCCGGTTATCTTAAGGTCGTCAGCGGCTCGCGTTCTTGCTGCGGCATTTCCGCCTGATGTCGGTATGAACGATGTTGCCACTGCGCCGACCTCAACTTGAGGCATTGCTATCTCTATTGAGTCGCCAGCGGTAACTATATCAACACCGAAGGTAACATTTCCACCGCCTGATTTGCCCGTGAATGTCGCGGTAAACTTTTGGAATTCACTCGTAAGGGAAATTGATTGCTTTGCTGTGGGTGAACTTATATAAATTATGTTACAACCACCACTTCCTGAGACGCGCCTTGCCCAGATTGAGGCTGTATATGACACGCCATTGCTTGTTGCCACTGAAATGATATAAGCTGCATTGACTCCTGTAGAGGTAATGACGCGAGAAGGCTGAGACGCATAACCACCCCCAGCGGATGAGTTAATCAGGTACTCCTGCCACCCTCCCGAAAAGTCAGAATGAGTTACCAAGTTTTCACTCGACGGCTCCACCAGAATCGCGGGATAGCCTAAAGAATAATCCACTCTTACAGTGTTGGGACTGGCGGCCACTACGGTTCCGCTGGCAGAAGTGACCGTTGCGATTCCTGCGCGGGTCGCTGTGATAACGTCGAGCGTCGATGGATTCTCCGGGTCTAGGTCGAGTGTGAATGCTTCAAGGGTGCCGCGCATTGATGTCTCAGCGTCAAAAAACAAATACGGGTCGAGGTCTAACGGATTAAAACCGCTTACTTTATAAAGGCCAGAATTTCCATAAACGCCACTTGTCCCGTGAAGTCCAGAAAACCCATGAACGCCAGACTTTTCTGAGAATCTAAACATTGTGGGGTTATTTTAATTATCTTCAACTCTTACAACTGTGACCGCCCAATCGACTCCAGAGGCTGAAGGTGTAAAAGTGACATCAACCTCACTGTTATCATGGGCAATACACAATCTTAGACGCTCGCCGTCCGCAACTGATCCTTCAGAGTAAAGCGAGCCATTTCTAACAACTTGGACATTCAGAGAGCCGCCAGTTGCTTGAATTGCGTATTCTTTGCCAGACTGAAGTTTCTTAACGACTGGTGTGGTTCCGGTGCTGATTGGCATAATTGGATGCAACCACCATTTTAGGGCAAGATCACTTGTTTCATGTGGTCCCCCTAGAATGAGACATGATTAACTGAGAACCTAGATGACCCTGATTCGCTTCTGTTCAATACGTCATCAGTTAGCGATCCCGTCATTGATGAGCCGCAAATAATGCAACCAAGAAGCGCGTCCCCTCTATCTGGCGACCTTAAGCCCCTAGCTGCCATCTTCTTTTTGGACTCAACGCGAAGCTTGCCACGATCGTCCCACTCAATAAATCGGCTTGTGATTTGTTTAAATGTTGCCGGGTCAATTCCTTCGCCATTATTAGAAACCATATGAATCTTGCCTCGCTCAATCTTGCGCGCCCCTTGAATCCAGACCTCTGAGATTAGGTTAGCGTAGTTTTGTGAGTCTTTCGCCGGGAGTCCTCCATGAAATGCATTAATAGGAAACCCCTCATCTGCAAACAAATCGACCATTGGCTTGCCTAGACCGTCAGCATCGCCCCAGCATTGACTACCTGCAAGCCCTTGTTGCTTGGCTAACCGCATAAACTTACGCACTGCCTGCACTGTGTCTGTATCTGTCCAAGCGTCAACCAGCTCGACAATGTTGCCCTTACGCATATAAAAGACGTTTTCATCTCGTCCGGCTGCAAAGTCAAAGAACGCAACCTTTTCGCCGCCGTAGATCTTGGGCGCTTGTGTGTCGATGGCTTCTCTGAGGTTTGACGCCGTGATGACAAGCCTTTCCTCGTCCTCTGTAAACTCTGCAAGGTGCATTGACCGATAGAGAGGTGAAGTCTCGCCGTGCTTCCTACGATCCCGCTCTCGCTTTGCTGGGTCAATGTGTGGGCATTCTAATGACGTGACCTGACGAGTCCAAAACAAACTGCGATTTGCATGAAACGCCTCATAAAACTCCCCGACTGCTGGGCCGGGAGATGATACCCAAAGCTGAAACAAGCGAGTGCAACGATCAAACGCCTCAAAAATCTTATTTGGCACGGTCTTAGCCTCATCAACGATAATCATTACGGGATCATCTTCTTTGCTAATCTTTGGATGCCATCCTTCAGCTCGTCCCGGTTGATCTGTTGAGAATCCAAGCGCAAAACCTCCTTCTGGCGTTTTTAGCTCAGTTTGTAAAAACGACCATTCCGGGAAACACTGCGAGAATACACGCATAGCAGGCCATAACTGCTTCTCAATCTGCCTAAACGAGCCAGAGGTGACCACAACCTGACCTTTAGGGTAATGCGCTAGAAACCAAAGGACGGCAGGCGCTACAAGGTTTGACGTTTTGCCTGACCCGTTTGCCGCAACTACTGAAGTAGGAAGCCCGCCGCTTTCTTGTAGCCCAATAGACTCAAGGCACTCAATTTGCCAATCGTAGAGCGAGCCCATGTTGAGCCTGAGCAGCGCAAACTCGGCAGGCGTTAGCGTTGTCCCTGATGCTGCCACTTAGCTCTCATCCTTGATTTTGTTGCGCGTATCAGCAATCTGCCTGATCTTCTCCTCGTCTTCCTTGGTAAGCAAAAACGATGCCTCCTGTTTAATTGGCCCCCCGGCCTTCCCGGTCAACTCGTTTCGACGGAAATCAGAATACCTCTCTGGATGTAGCTTTGACAGGCTCCATTTAAGAGCGTCCACTTCAAGCCTAATCGCTTGCACCTTGGCGCTGGCTTCACCTGTGCCGGGCGCTCCTGTTGCGTTCTGAAATGCCTTCTGTGATAGCTCAATGAGCTTATCAAATAACACATCACCTTGGATTTTACGTGCTCGCGCGTATTGCTCCTTGAATCCTTCGCGATCATCCATTACCCATCCGAGCACTGAGCTAGCAGCAGGAAGGTGATCGTCTTTGCATATTGAGCGCAACGATTCTCCTTCAGCTAAACGTGTCAGGATCTCGTCAGCCTTTTCCTCAGTATAAACTGTTTGACCTCCCCGCTTCCTCTTCTTCTCCATAACGCTTAAACGTTGATTGATGTCAGGATCTTATCAGAAAGATAGACGCCTCTTGATTGGCTACCTCTTAGCCTGTCGATCTCAGCCCATATCTCTGGCTTCATGCTAACGGACCTTGTGACTACTGTTCTGCCCTTGCCTGATCCTTTGGGTCTGCCTGCCCCTTTGCGGGCTCCTCCATGTGTATTTGTTACCTTCATAATATAAAAAATCCCCGTCTTTCCGGGGTGTCAAAGTTAGTTTAAAATCGTCTTAAAGATCGGTAGTAGGATGCCAGCCGTCTTGATGTTTTTAAGCAAAGCGCATTTCTTGATTTGCGTCAATGACCAATTACACGAATTTCTTCCAATCCTTAGCGGCAAAAGTTTGGCCCTTATGATTTTCGTAACGGACAACCGACCTAAGTTGGTTACCAGATGCGTCGATGATTGTCTCGGTGTATCTGGTTTTGATACTAGGATGAAAAGCGCCGAATTCGTGAGATACCGCTGTTTGCAATCTAAAATCTCCGGGGTAGCGATCCACAAACGTGTGACGGTTTGACGGCTTTGGTTTGCTGACAATTATCCAATTATCTAAAGTTGGATCAACACCCTCAAAGCAATCTTTTACTTCCTCGGTTCCAATCACAAATTCTGAGAAATAATCATCTTTCCGAGTAATTGCTTTAGCAAAGGCAATGGGATCAATTTCATGCGTAAGGAGAAACGTATTGCCTCCTTTGTTTTTCCAATATTGAGGGCATTCGCCTTCACCATCCCAATCGTGAGCCCCGTAGTTTTCGATAATTTGGGTAAAAATCTGGGTTACTTTAGGGGCTTCGGTAGTAGTTGTATTTGTCATAACTCCAGAAGGGTAGGCGCTCACTTGATTCCTGTCCACAATAAAAAGCATCTAGGCACAAAAAAACCGGGGTATTACCCCCGGCCTTGCGGCAAACGTCTGCCCTTTTTGGTTTTTGATGAGGGTGGTTCTTAAAACGGGCAATCAGCCCACTTTAAATCATACGCCGCTTTCGCTTCTGCTTCATCCGAAAGAATCTTGGCAATCCGGGCGTCTTCCGCTTCCCGCTCTTTATCTGTAAGTGCCGCCCGTCTGGCCTTTTCTTCAATAACACTGTCACGTTTTTCTTCCAAAAACTCTTCATATGTTGGCGAAGGGTCTAAACCAGCGAAACGTTCTTTGTTATAATCGTAATCAGAAAAATCTAGTGGTTCGTAATCTAATGTCTTGAATAAGTTCATTTTCTTGTTTGGGGTAAAAATCTGGGTTGTTTTGTGGGCTTCGTTAGTTGTATTTTTCATAACAACCAAAGCAAACACCAAACCTTGATTAAGGTCAACCCTTAATTTCAACAATTGTCAAAAATCTTATTTTTTGGGCTTTAAAGTAAGCTCGCCTTTTAGTCCCGTCTCAAAACCTAGCGCGCAATAAGCTGCGATAATTGTATCACGCCGGGCGATCGCCTCATCAAGATCTCTAGTTCTCAGCCTGACTTTAATTCGTTTACCGACGACCTTAGTTGACCAAATAACTGTGACTCGCAGAAAGTAGCCCCGCCCTTCTTCCCAAGAGACATGATGCTCCTTTCTTAAATGGCTAAGGCTCTCTTCGGGGTCTGACATTAGGTCATGGTTTCAAGGTCGCGCTGGATGATTGCAGCAAGCTCAATGCGATCTTCTTCGTGGGATTTCCACGTTTTACAATCGCACCAAGCTGAAAGGCAACCGGGCTCATAGGTCAGGATCGGCATTTTTTTGCAGATCTTACAAGTCCCAATTTGCTTTTGCGCCATTTTCTTGTGAATAAAGTGCTGCTGCAAAGTTGGATGATATTCGTTGTAACCCATTAAAATGGTATGTCGTCACCACTGGCAACTGATGCACTTGATTGGGTTTGACCTTCAAGTCTTGGCCCAAATTGCAGATTCTGAGCTGTGATCTTGATCTTGCTGCGCTTTTGGCCGCTTTGCTTGTCTTCCCATTGATCCATTGTCAGCCGTCCCTCTACAAGCGCAACAGAGCCTTTTTTAAGATACTGGCAAGCATTCTCTGCCTGCCGTCCCCAGACTGACACATCAAGAAAAATTGGATCATCAACCCATTCCTCTCCCTTTTTGGTTCGTTGGTTTACTGCTAAACCCAGCTCAGTCACTGAGTTACCATTTGGAAGTGCCTTTAGTTCTGGGTCACGGGTAAGCCGTCCGGCAATTATTGTTTTGTTTAGGTTCATAGATTTTCGTTTTGTTGAATGAGCGCCTGCTCTGCTGCTTGGTATGTTGCCGCCATTCGGTCGCCCGGTTTTGACGTTGCAAGCTTGCGCAGCGCATAGCAAACATTTGCGTGGTTGATTTTAAAGATCTTACCAATGTCGTGCAGGCTCATAAATGTGTAACGCCGGATCAGGATCATAGCGGCAAACCTCGGATATGAAACGCGCCATTGTCTTGTGTATGAAAGCATTTCCTCCGGCTCTATCTCAGCAGAATCACAAACGGCCTCAATGATTCGACTTGCTACAATCGTGTCTTTGATTCGTTTGGTCATTGGATCTCGTTTTTGTGCTTTCGATAGCTTTGCCAATCGCACAGCAAAATCCCCCCGGTCTCCTCTGCTCGGTTCCAGATCGACTCGCCAACAGCAACAATCGCCTCAGACGGGCTGTGATTCGTAATGATCACGGTTGAAAGCTTTTCGTCGTATCGATGATCAATGAGATTTGTCAGCGTTCGTTTCTCCCATTCAGTCCCAGCAAGCTCAGACCACTCGTCAAGCACGAGAAAATGACATTTCTTGGCCATTTCCAACTCCTCTCTGGCCGAGTCGCTCCTGTGCCGATCTTTGTCGAACTGCTCTCGAATCTTACAAAGGAGATCGTGACATTTGTAATAGCGAGCGCGTTTTAAGCTAATCGCCACGCTTTGGCCCCAGAATGCCGCCATTTGCGTTTTACCCGGCCCACGGTGACCGCATAGGATACAGAGGAGATCTCCCGATAAAACGCGAGCAACGTGCTTCTCTGCCATTTCTAGGCTAGGGCCATGCATGAATTCGAGCTTCTCAATGTGGCGGCGTGGAAATTTCCACTTCTTGAGCCATTTTCGGACTTGTTCTTTAGAGGGTTTTGATTCCATTGGTTGACCAGTTTTCTAGGTTTGTTTGCTCATCCTTGATTTGTAAAGGCTTAATTCCTTCTTGCTCCCAACCAAGCCAGCCTGCTGCGATTGCTCTGTCTATCGCGTCAGTCAGAACCGGGGTAGGGTAAAGCTTCATCCTTTTCAGTGACTTCTCCCAAGCCGTCAGGCTCTGGAATCGGCTTTTCTTGATCGAGCGAGCCTGTTTATCAAATGCCCATTCTTTCGCGGCATTGGCTTTCTTCTCGTCAAACTCTACCGGGATAACCTCAATCATCTCAGATACAGAAGGACATCCCCCCTTGGGGGATTGAGGGGGTGTATCTTTCTTTTCTTTTCCTTCCTTTATCTTATCTTTCTTTTCTTTATCTTTCGTTGGGCTTTTGCTTGGGTTTTGCTTGGGTAGTTTGCTTGGGTCTTGCTTAGAGCCATTTATTTGAGCGGCTTTGACCTTTGCTTCAGAGGTTGATTTCCCGCCCTTTCTACCAGCTTCCCGGCGTGCAATTGCTGTTTGCTCCATGCTTTTTGGGTAGTAGTTGACAACTAAATTCCCTTCTTTATCAAAATGATAAAGCGCGCTTTCAGTCTTTACCTCAAGAAAAGTGACGCCTGCAATCTGTTGCCATTTTCGGCACTTCCAACTCGCTGCGTCCTTAATCACGCCGCCATTTTCTTGAGACGCACACCAGCCAAGCAGATTCAACCACGTTGCTCGCTCGACTGGCTCCGCGCCCAAATAGTCCTCCGATCTCAGAATATCTGTGTTTATGTTTAAGTAGTTCATTTTTGTGTAGTTTTGTAGGGTCTTGATCCTTGTCTAGATGATCCCGCTGGCTCTATTTCGCCAAGCCTTTTCAGCTCTGAGAATCGTCCACTGATCGCATTCATGCCAATTTGCCAATCCTTGGCAAGCTCTTTGCACGTCAAGCCTTGATTTCCGGCGTTGTTTATTGCAAGCAATACCTCAATTTGTCGTTGCCTTAGAGTTGGTTTAACTTTTGTCTGGAAGGCTTCGGCAGATTGCTCATTTCCTTGGTGCTTGTTCTGACAAACATCTTGCCACTCGTCAAAAAGGTCAGGGATCACTTGCGCCCCCCTTTCTGCTCAAACGCTCCGGCTTCCGTAATCGTTAGCTCTACCGCTGGCCCTTGCTCGCGCCTTGTAGAGTCCTGATCTGAAGACGTTCGCTTAATGAATGTCATAGAGTCATCAGTAAACCATCCGCAAGCAACCAGAGCGTCTTCTAGCTGCTTATAGTTGCCACGCAGCACGCTGCTAGAGTCCCAGAACCTTTGACCTTTGCCTAGGACACGCACAACGTGAACACTTACCGGGAACAGGTAAGGAGTCCTTACCAATCCAAGAGATCTAATCTCAAACTCAAACCGTTTCCGATCTTTTGCCGACCCATGCCATGACCGCCCTTGACCGTTGTTTTTGTTGGTAATCTCAAACGGCAGAAAGACGGTTTCTGTAAAAACATCATTCATTAGCGCCTCCTTTCGGCTCAATGCCTGCCAGTTCTTGGATCATGTAAGAAATTGACGCCGGAAACAGCGGATCGAGTAAAACCGAATCAATGCAAGTCTTCCAAGCGTCCTTTTCGCCTTTGCGATCAGCAAGGTATCGTTTGCAGACATCTTTGAGCGCCATATCAGCGCAATGCCAGCCAGCGACTAGATGCGCGTTAGGAATCTCATACGGGTAAGCCTCAAAAGGTGCAGTTGTTTCTTGAGCAAGTAATACCGCTTTCCGCTTCTCAGATAGGCTGTAAAGCTCACAAAGATCTTTTGGCACTTTGGTCGCTAATTGCCTGAGCATTTCCAAGTAAATGGCCATCGAAAAGAAATACCCTCGCTTGATTGATTCCTTGCTGAAATCCTCAATATGGATAGAGCGGCAAGTCTTGTAATCGTGGAGCGTGTCGCCCTTGAGGACAAGATCAGGCCGACCTTTCATCTGCACCGGGATAGTCACACCGGGGGCGACCGTAATATCAACAACGCAGAAAATGCTGACCTCAACCCGTTTTTCTTTTTGGTCAATGTCTGCAAGAACTTCCCTAGCCTCGTAGTTCATCGGCGCATAATCCAGCGCGTCCTTCATGCCAATAACAGTCTTGTGGTCGCTATAGCTATCATCAAGCACCAGAGCGGTCTCTGATAGGTCTAGCATCTCTTTAGAGTTCTTGTTTAGACCAGAATCAGCGGCCAGCTCTCTCTCAATGCGTGACTTAATCAAAACCTTTTGCTCTGACTCGTCAGGAGTGCGGTTATTGTCTGCCTTGAATGCTTTGGCTTCGGCAAAATTACACATAAATTTGCGCGCTGAATAATCCGAAAAAAGCTGGTCACGTTTGCGTTCTAGTCTTGACGCTTCCATCTCTTTGCGGCGTTCGTCGTTGATCACGATAAACTTGTCAGACTCAAGGATTAGCCTGTGCGCCAGCGTCCCAAGACCTAGAGACTTGGATCGTTTGTTTTCGATTTCTCCGGCAAGGTAGGAGCGCAGACGAGCAGCAGAGCCTTTTGGCTCGCCAAACCCGCCAAGGTCTTCGACTGCTTTCTTGAGGCCGCTAGGTGACAATCCGTCAGCAGATCGATACTCAGTGTCTGGCATACCGATCACAATCTCGTTGCGCGGATTAGTCGGATAGATAATGTTTTCAAATGGGTCTTTCATAGATTTAGTAGTTCGTTAATTTTTTCTTCGTTAATTTCGTCATGGTCAATTGCCTCGCTCACTTCAATCCAAAACTCTAGACCTTCCTTAGTTTTAGACCACTCAGCAAAGCTTGCAACAGCGTCAAAGATAGAATCAACCCTAGCCGTAAATCGCTCAGGGTTGGCTTGACGTATTGCTCTCGTCGCGAGTGGTTCGGGTAGAATGCTCAAGGCTTCAGCCAGTGTGCGTTTTCTCATTATGATTCTGACGTAAATAGTTTGTCCCAGCCTGACACAATTCGACCTTTAACCTTGTCGCTTTGCTCTTCCCAGCCCCAACCGTCAAGATCAACGCCCTTTTTAGTCAAAGCTGCATTAAGCTGATCGCTGGTCACGCCTGCGCGCTCCATCTGCAACTTAATAGCATCGTCAACGGTTGTCTGTGTAACCGTGTCGGGCTTTGGTAAAACGCCATCGGTGTCGTCGTCAGTGAAGACAAGCCCGAGCGCGGCCTTCAAAGCGTAGCGTTCGCCGTAGGTGTTTGTGATGCCCCCGGCTTGAATGTCGCTCGTGAGCTGGCTTTGAGGTTTCGCAAATGGGATTGGGATCGTGGTTTCTGGGAAAGTAAAACCTGAGATATGCAAGACCCGGCAGATCGTGATCTGTTTGTTGTTTTGGATTTCGTGGGAGAAAGTCCAACTCAACCCGTGCTTGTCTGCGTAGGGTTTTACGAACCTGACAAGATCATCCATTGCTGAATACCTAAATGCAACCTGACCGCCGCGAGTTTTAGCGCCGTCCCTCATTTTAGGGATCACCGGAACCTCTTGCTTGAACAGGGCTAAATCCCGATAAGCCTCATCGCGTGCTTGTCGATCCTTTTCTTGATTGTGCAACTTAACAAGCTGCTCAAGCTTATTAGCGTCAACCTCTGGACTCTTGGCAAGTTCAAGGATAAGGGCAAGCTGAGAATCAGCTTCTGTCTGTTGTGTTATAATTTCACTCATAGTTTTAGTGTTTTATTTCAATTGAAGGTATCGTTTGATGCGAGGCCATACCTTGAGCCTAGATCTTGAGTAGTCGAGCCCGTCACTTCCGAGGAATGCCCGGATGAAAAAGCCGATGGATAGAATTGTCAGGATTACTGACAGGAGGAAGAACGCGAACGTTAATGTTGTAGCCATGCAAGAGACTTATTGACACTGCTCGGTGATTGCAATGCTTATTTTGCTTTTTTTCACTTTAGGCTTGTCGGCACACCGTAAAAGTGTGTTTCCTTTACCACATGAGAGAGTTCTTCCTCACAATCGGCGTCTTGCTAACACTTCCCTTAATGATTGCGATTATTTGGGCGAATGGGGTAAAAACGGAAACCCGTCGCCAAAAAAAGACAAAAGATCGCAACAAATGGAGATAACTTGTCATCATCCCGCAAGTCAGCGAGGTATCCCGGTCATATTGAACGACCTTGGCCAGCCTATGCAAATGACTGAAGGTTTAAGAGCTATTATTGAACGCCTTGGGTGGTCTCGTTCTCAGTTTGCGGCGTTTTGCTTTTATAAGAGCAGCAGATCAGTCGAGAAGTTTTTTCAAGGAACAACACCACCAGCTCACACTCTTAACCTTCTTAGTGTTTATCTAGCAGCGTTAGAACCGTAAACTGGGGACCACTAGCAATAATGGAGGGGATGGCTTGCAAAGGTCATCCTCTTTTTCGTGGCTTGGATTACACTTACAGTCGATCACGTTCGCGACCGTTTAGCGGTTGATGAGCTTGGCGCTATTGAGGCAACAGGAGGAGGAGACGGTAACCGTCTGGCTGGGATACTGTTACAGGTCACGGCATTGGTAAGAGCTAAAGTTGCCGCTTGTGATGACAACCCACTTGGTGACGCCGGAACGATTCCAGAAGAATGCTTACACGCTGCCGCCACGCTCGCCAAGCATGACCTACGCGCCAGCCTTCCTTCTACTGGCTTAGAAGATGAAGGAGATCTGAGAAAAGACGAATACCGGGCTGCGCAAGACTTCCTGTCTGATGTGGCTGCTTGTGACATCGGTATCGAAAAACCAGATGGTTCATATATTGGCGGCAGAGATACCGGATGTTTTGGCGGCGATCCTTTATACAAATTTTAATGAGCGCGTTCCTCGACAAAGCTGATGAGATAAAAACACTCCTTGATGGTGTTTCTGCTCTTTCGTCGGTTGAGGTTATTGTTGACAAGCAAAAAGACATTGCTGCCGAGTTTGCAAAAGCGATCCAAAAAGCAAAAGGCGGCGTCATTATTATTCTATTTGATGGCTACGAGCCTAATGATTTAGATGTCAACGATTCAACGCTTATATCGTCGTTTTCAATCACAATTTGGACTCAGCCCATCCTAAGAGGCACTAATCCAAAGAATACCGATTTGGTTGAGGCCACTCACAAAGCTTTACACGATTGGAAGCATGACGCTTTCTGTCACAACAACGCGCAAGTTTTGCGGGGTCGATTGATACCTAACCCAAAATTCTTGATTCACGAGTTGACCCTTCAACTAAAACATAATTTACCCTAATGAGCGAAGAAGCTAAAAAGCAGGCTAAAAAAGCCGCCAAAACAAAGCAAGCAAAGCCCCAAAATGAGGTTTTGTATTCCTGTGTAGTAATTGAAGACCACACTAAAATCGGCTCAATGTTATGCCTTGCTGGCACAAAAGCAAACCTTCCAAAAGACAAAGCCGAAGCCCTTAAAGAACTGGGCAAAGTCAAAATCGAAGGAGTCGCATAAATTTAAACCAAAAAACCTCAACCCATAGAATAAAATGCCTCAATATAATCTTCAAAAAACAATGCTCGGCTCAACGCTGTATTTCATCGAGAGCGGCGTAACTGTTGACAGTGTAACAGTTTCAAAAACTGCAAAGCCAGACATTAATCCAACCAGTAACTGGAGAACCCTCGGATGTGTTAATGATTTAACTCCTTACCGTGTTACCGAGGAGGACACTCCATTTAAATGCTTTGAAGGCGCTCGCTATCGCCAAGAGACAACCAGCGTTGTCTTAGAAGATGGCTGGGAATTTACCTTAAAGAATCACGCAGAGCCAATCTACAGACTTATGCTTGGTCTTGCTGCTGAAGTCTCTGATGATGCTCCTGTCATTCCTTACGCTAAAAACGTGCGTGAAATTTACGGATGGCTTAAATTCCAAGCAACAAACGTAAATAAAGCACAAGATATTTGGACAATGGACCTTTGGGGTAAGCTTGAGATGATTGAGCTACCAACCTACAACGATAAGTCTGTCTTCCCTCGCTTGCGGTTCACTCAGAACGATAGTGCTCTTAATGTTATCGAACTTGATAACGTAGCTAACATATAAAATGCCATTTATAAAAGTTGACGCGCAAATCGATGATTTTCCTTCCAGCGGGATATACAAGCAAAACAGCTCAACTCTCTGGTCTCAAGTATCACCTAATAACGATTATGTGTTTAATATTGCTAATTCAAAATGGAGACTAGTAGCTAATTCTTCGGGATCTGCAATCGTTAGAGAAATATCAACTGGCACTCAAAACTCTAATCCTAAAAATGCGACTTGGGTAAAATACACAATTGATGATTGGGTTAGTCCGTTGGAAATACCTGCCACAGCAGCAAGCCCTGCAAGCCCTAACACCTACCCAACTGTTACCCCAACGCCCGCAAGCCCTAACACGTATCCAACACCGTCACCAAGCCCTTCAAGCCCTAATCAAATTTAAACGCTGGAATGTTCTGCTCCCATTATCGCTACACCTTAAACGGCGTTGTCTTGTTAGACTACGGTGATAAGATGCTTGAGGAGCCAGTTCATCCAATTTCTCAACAAATACAAGAATCCAGATTTATAGGCGCTAAATGGGGGAAAGCTCGTTACAGAGGAAACGCAATCAGGTCGTTTTCTTGGTCGCGAGTTATGACCTTTACAAGTTTAGCAGAGCGGCAAACTAGACAACTGCAATTAGCCTCTTCTTATTTGGGCTTAGGTTCTGGCGATTTGTTGATTGAAGTCGAAAACGGAGGATCTACCCAAATAAAAGACTTTTGCCTTGAAAGCGTAACGCCATCACAAAGGTGGGAGAAAAACCAATTTGATCTTGTGATTGCTTTTGAAGGGCTAGGAGGCGAGGAAATTACCATTAGTGATGGTGGATATTCAGAAAAATGGCTTGCAACAGACGGTTCATTATGGGCTGCTAATGACTCAACCAAGTGGGAACTAATATAAATGCAAACTTACACAATAATTAACAAATCGAAAGGGTCGCCTGATAATAGTCAGAACACGCTTTTGCACCTTTACAATCAAACTCTAGGCTCCGGCGCAAGAGTTGCTCAGGGAGACGGCACAGCTACCGGTTTGATTTTGTTTGCTAATGATTTTGGAGTTGAAAACACGGCTGGATTTCACACTAAAATTGGCACGCTTGCCTCGGCAAACCGAATTGTCAATTACCCTGATGGGAATGGTTTTATTGTTTTAGGGGATGGGACAGGGATCTCTAACGTTTCAGATTTCAGAGAAGCACTTGACGATCAGAACAAAATTCTTGCAGCAGATTTTGCGACGACAAGCAACACGCCTCAAGCTGTAAGCGGTTTTAATCTTGCTCTTGAAACTAGTAGCATCTACAAGCTTTCGGCTGTTTTTAGAGTGCAAGGTACAGTTGCTTCTCATTGTATTAGACCACGCTTGACAGGTCCGAGTTCTTCATTGTCATATCTAACGGCAAAGTTTAACGTTAACAATGAGACTATCGATATTAACGCTTTTGATCAGGATGCTAATTTTGCCAGTTTTGAATCTACTGTTGCAGAAATAATGACAATTGACGGAATTCTAGCGACAAACTCAGTTAATCCTACTGCAAATCTTGGATTGTCTATTAAAAGCGAATCAGCAGGCGACGAAGTTAAGATTCTTGCGGGCTCCTTGTTATCGCTTAAAAAGATGTAATTAAATGGCTGGTAAAAATGTCGATATTAATTTTCGTACACGCGCAGACTCTAAAGGAGCACGCGAAGCGGAAAAAGGCATCAAGAAAGTTGGGCGCACTGCCATCGACACAGACCGGGCGCTTGATAACGTAGAAGACTCTGCTGCCGATCTTAGACGCGAACTTGATAAGATTGACGGGCTTGACCCAAAGATCAGAACTGACGTTGATAAGCTTGCAGGATCGCTTGAAAAGACGGCTGTTAGCGGTCGCCAAATGGCAACCGCTCAGGGCAAAAACGCCAAATCGACAAAGAACGCCGGACTTGCAGCGTTAGAATTTTCGCGAGCCGTTGAAGATGCTCAGTATGGAATGAGAGGTGTGCTTAACAACATACCGCAACTTGTTCAGTTTATGGGTGGCGGCGCTGGTCTTGCTGGCGCTATCTCGTTGGCTGCTGTTGGATTGACGCAATTGGTTGAGGCTTTATCTAGATCAGGGAAGGAGATTTCAAACCTTTCGATGATTGTTGAGGTTGCGAGGGATCAAATCAACGAGCTTTACAAAATTGCGGCTAAAGATGGCACTTCGGCAATGCGCGCTCAAATTGCCGCCGTTGTCAGTTCTCTTGATGATCAAAGCGCAGCACTTGCAAGAAACACAAGCCTAATCCAAAAAAAGCGACAGGCAGAGCTAGAACTTGCTAAGATTACGCAGGATTTAGAGCTGCAAGAAATTGCAAGGGCAGAAGGAGCTAAAGAAATTAGCCCCCAAGAGGCTGATGAAAGGCGCAAGCAGCTAGAAATTGCAAAGGTTCAAAGTGCTGCCGATGAAAAGATCTTACAGGGCAGGGAAAAGGTTGAACTACTTAACGAGCAAAGACTTGCGGCGGGAGCGGAACAAGTAAGGCTTGATGAGAGGATAGCTAAATTACAACAACAAGAGGCCGAAATTCGTGAAAGGCGTAACGCGCTGCAAAGTCGACGGGAGACTGCTGAGGAAGCAATAGCAAAAGGAGAGGAAGAGAAAAAACAAACGGGGTTTTTAGGTATTGGCTCCAAAGTTGCTATTGGAGAAGCTAGAATTGAAGGGGCTGAACTCATTTTTGGAGAAGAGCAGCGCAGGCAATTAATACAGGTTGAGGAACAGTTAAACCAGTTTGAAAGCTCTATTGAAACGCTAAAAGCTGCTAGGCAGGCCGCTGAAGAGCAGCAAATGAATTTAAGTGTTGCGCAGGGTGAGGCGTTTCAAATAGCTGAATTAACGGAAACAACTGAGACGCAAGCGGTTGAACTTAAGACTAAGCTGATAGAAGCTAAAGCAAGCAATCAATTAGCAGCAGAAGCAAGAGCAGAGCTTTCTGCTGGTGTATCGGCGCTTGAGACTGCCGCAAAGGACACTTCGGCGATGACTGAAGCTGATCGCAAACGTGTGGAAATTGCCAACGAGCAATTCCGCAAAATAATGGATGACGACACACTGACCGCTGAAGAACTAGGTCAGACGAGTCAAGTTCTTGGTCGCCTTACAACTACGGTAGTCGGAGCCACTAAGGAAAATACCTTGATGATCGACCGCTTGCAAAGCACGGTTGACCAATTGACCCAGACAATAGCGACAACAAAAACCAAAAATATCCAATTGACTGAGCGAGTCAATAACCAGAATCCCCGGAGATGATTACTATTGCAGGAGAAGAAGGTAAAACGTTTGGGCCTGCACAAATTGATTTTGCAGAAATTGGAGCAAGCGGCTCATTAAATTATCAATCGCTTGGTGTTGATGAATTAACTTTTTCAATCGAACCAGAGTATTTAAATGCTAGAGAGCAAGAAATTCCAGAAGAAGGGCAATATATTGAACTGTTTGAAAGCTCACAAAGGATTTTTTGCGGGATTGTCACAAGCGTTCAAAACGAATGGGGGCAAGGCAACCTGTCGGTTGATATTACCGTCTCAGGTCCGTTTTGGTGGCTAGAACAAACTGCGCTTTCTGAAATTGTTGGTGTTGGGAGCGAGTCAAGCGAAAGACCGCAATTTAGATGCGAGATTGGAGGGGTAGAAAGCCACATTCGGCGGTTGTTTGACAGGATGCAAGATCTTGGTCTACCTGTTGCTCTTGGCGAAATGGACGCTTGTTATGATATTCCTACAACCACATTTCAAGATGCTTCGTTTGCAAGAGCCTTGTCTGAACTTCTTAGAATGGTACCTGATGCGGTCGGTTGGTTTGATTACTCAACAACTGGTCATCCGGAGTTTAGAGTTTCGCGAAGAATAAACGAAGAACTGCAAAAAATCTCAAGACCGGAAGACGCAACATTTAAGTATATTGGCAGCGATTTAGGCGCTCCGGGTAATTTAAAATTTCGAGGTATTGCAGAAAGTAATGGGAAAATTTTCTGCACTCCTTACAATAATAATCACATATTATTGATTGATCCTCTAGATGATACTACTAGTGAAGCTGGTGTTGTTATTGCCAATTTAGGGGGTAATATGATTGACACAATCAACGCAAGTGACGGTTTTATTTATGCAAACCCTGCTAAATATAGTTCCTACTTTAGAATTAATCCCTCTGCTGCTGGTACCGTTAGCGACCCTTACATTAGCCCACCCCCTCGGGTTGCTACAGACTCAACTGATTCTTATTTAGGTTTTAACCCGGAAAATGTAAGAGGAGGCGCAGAAACCAATGGAATTATTTATGCGTCCGTTTATTCTAGAAGCGCAAGTGTAAACAATGGTAAACCATACGTTTTAAAAGTTGATACTAATGCAAGTAGTTTATTAAACCACCAGTCTCCTTATGGAAGAGATTTACTAGATATAAATTTTCCTGTTGACAATAACGGGAATAGAACTGGCGGTATTTATGAAGTTCGCCCAAATTGGGAAACGGAAATTGCCGGGTCTGATTACACATGGATTTATGATAGCTATTATGGCGCTACAAAAGCGGGAAACGGGAAAATTTATTTAACTCCATATGGTGCTGATAAAATAGTAATTGTTGATCCTGTAACTGATCCTGTAACTAATGTTACAACTGAGTCTGTTTCAGTTGGAAGTGATCTAATAACAGGAAATGAGCCATATTATACTGCCGCAAGCTGGCCAACAAATCCAGCTCAAGTACAAACAACTACTCTTCATTTTACTTATTGGAGTAAGTACTCTGGAGGCACTTATGTCCCAGAAAATGGTTGTATTTATTGTTTTCCTCGACACGCAAATGCAATTTTAAAAATAGATACAAGTAACGATTCAGCCGTTGAAATACCTTTGCCTCCTGCTTTACGTATTTATAAAGATACTTATTTAAGTGGAACAAATTTCCAATTTGACGGCTACAAATTAAAATCTTTTTCTTCTGTGTTAGGTCCAGATGGGAAAGTGTATTCAGTACCTGTAGAAATTCCATTTCTGTTTTGGATTGACCCTAAGACTGACGAAATAGGATACAAAGACATTTCTGTATTGCTTGAGCAATCGGGATCAAATGGAGTCGAGTGGTATTCGTATGGTGTAACATACAAAAACGCAATTTACTTTGCGCCAATGAAAGCTCGGTATGTTCTAAAACTAGTGTTTCAATATCAAAACGGTGCAGAATTGTTAACTTTAGGATCTGATCCAGTAACCTCTGGATCTTTAGAAGCTCAATACTCATTAAAGATTGATAGTGTTTCTGTTCCTTATGCTGAAAGGCTTCTTGATGGTTCAATCTCATTTAAAGAAATCTCAGCAGGCTCAACTTCTGGGACTCGTCAAATTGTTCCTATCAGCGGGCCTGAGCTTGTTGATTTCGTCCCTCCTGATCCAATCGATGGCGTCACAATAAGCACCGCCAACGCAATGGCCAACTCGGTCACAGTGCAAAAGACAACGATTGAGAAATTGTTTCCTGTATGGTATCGATTTGAGTCAACTTATCCCTCAATAGCAGCAACAAGAAATTTAAATCTTTGGTCTACTGATGCAACTTCACAACAATACTCTGGCGGAGTGACTCCGTTTATTAAATTAGAAGATGGCACAGATTTAGACATCAACACTCATAACCGTTGGGCTATTATTTACGATCCTGATTTAGAGGTTCCAAGTTGGTTATCTGATGTTGAATCAGTGCAAAAAGCAAGACTCGCAGGAACAGTTTGGATCTTTGAAGACAATGCCACTATCACAGATGATTGGATCGTTGATCTTATTAATGATTCTGATTTTGTCTTTAGAGTAGTAGGAGGGCCAAACAATAATGACACCACTATCTTCTTTGATTTAGATCTTGAGATCCTTTTGCTTGACCGAGAATTGACCAATCAAACGTTTTACAAGCCACTGAGCTACATCTTTGAGACTCCCCCGGCTGACTTTGCTGAGAACCTCAGAGCGGCGCAAAACTGGCTTCCTTATATTGGCAGCGTAAACCTAGAAGCAGAAAACCCGCCATTTGTAAGAAAGACGGGCTCGACGATCAACCTAGCAGGCGGCAGATCTGTCTGGGAGTCGATGGGAGGGCTTGTGCAGGGCGAGACGTTCGATTTGTTTACTAGAGAGCAAAGTTTATCCCTTGGCCTTCCTGAGCGGCTTACAGGCTCAACACCAGTAACAAGGCTTGAGCGATCCAGCTCTGATAGCCTTATCATCCTTTAGGGCAATCTCAGCCTCTTCGCGCCATTCAGACACAGACAAATGGCTCATTGCTGAGACGTAAACCGAATTTGCCTCAAGGGCTCTATTGCTGGCAATGTCTACAAAGTAGAACACCCCATCGCGGCCACCACCTGCGATCTCAAGACCGAGGTGGCTAATGGCTTTGTTTATGCGGGATCTCATGTTTATTAACGTGATGCAAATTCAATTGCTCTTTTGCACGTATCAAAAAAGAAATACGGAAAGTAATCTGATTGCATATCTGGCAAATCGTCTTTTCTCCTAACAGAAAAATGGCTAACATCTCCATCACAGTCAGCTTGGAATTCTATAACATACTTGCCGAATTCTCTCTCTGCTTTGTAGCAGCTCCAAGGTTTAATTCTTACAGCAAACCCTGCTTTCTCTAACTTGTTTCTGGCGTTTTTTAGTTTCATAATAGTTTTTTTAGTTAGTAGCAGGCTTTTTCCTGCCGACACATAAGGAATACACGTTTTTGGTGTATGCCACAAGATAAATCGAATGTTTTAGCGCATTTTTATCAAGTGGCTTAAATTAGCAAAAAACTAGTCTGGGTTATCGGTAATTATCTTCATTTTGGTGGTTGACACTAATCAAGGTTAGCTTATTCTAAGCACATGAAAGACATGAAGTCACTCATCGCAGCGGGAGATCTTAAAGTGATCTCAGGTATTAATTTTAACGCAACCACTTTTGAGGTTGCTCCTTCTACTAAAGCAGGAAGGGCTTGGTTTGACGAAAACGTCAGCGAGTTAGCCAGCTCAATTAATGTGCTAAAATCAGCACTAGTTTAAAGGAAATAAAACTACAGGCCGGGGAGAAATCTCCGGCTTTTTTGTGTCTACCCATCACAGCGCGGGCAAATCCAGCCGTGAGTGTAATTGTTATAAAGATGCGCTCCGCATTTGCAGATCTTAGCATCCGGCTCAATAAAATGTGTCAGCCTAGCAACCTGACCGTGATCGTATGAATGCACGAACGCTTCGACTGCTTTAGGGCTCCTATAACCATTCTTCGCGTGCCATGCGTCACTCGCTGAAGGGCTGCGCAAGTATTCGCAAGTGATCCCAATAAAGTCTTTTCCAGAAATCATGAACTTCGCCGTTTGTTTGTGATGAATGTGATGGAGGTAGATGTATCGGTGAACGCTATTGCTCCACATTTCCGGGCGTTCGGTCGCCATCAGAAGCGGCGTGTTTTCCATGCGCGCTCCATCGCCGTGACTAAATGATAAAAGGTTCTTGCCGTAGGCTGTGTATTTGCGATGAGCGATTGAAACATCAAACGTGATGTTTTTGCTTTTGCGGAAATATGCCTTAATGGTGTGGGCCAGCATAAAACCACTCATAAAATCGTGGTTTGACGGGCAGAAAATAATTTCGACATCAGCCAAAGGTAAGCACTTCTCAATTGCGCGCACATACATATCCTTAGCGGCTAAGAAAGCCTCGTGCCAGCTTCCACTAACATCGACTCCTGTGCCTGCCGTAGTGGTGTTTCTAGGGCTATCTATGTGCAAGCAATCATTGCCGATTACAAAGATAATCTTATCCAAAGGAAACCCGCTTGCTTTCTGAATTAGCGAGTCAATCCCGGTGTCTACGATTGAGACCGCTTTCTTAATGTCGTAGGATTCCCCGGCCTCGGAGTTGGTCGCATACTTACCGACATGAATATCAGCAGGATCTAAAATCAAACAATGCGGGTTTTTGACCTTTGCGCGCTTAATCTTCCGCATCTTTGGTGAATACCTTTGAACGTCCTTGATAATGGGATCGAATACATCTTCTAGCTGTAACCCGTCTGTTTTGCTGAAGATTGAAAACTTCTCACTCTTATACCAGAAATGCTTTACATTAGACAATGGTAGACCGGCCTCGTCGCATTGATTGACAAGCTCGGTTGCAACACCTTTTTCTCTAAGCTGCTTTATCAACGTGTATTCGTTTTCGCTGAGTCTTAATCTTGGAACTTTCATAATTTTAGTTTTTTGCGCGTCCTTTCCCAAGCCGGGAAAAATACCTCGTCCATGCACCGGACAACGGCCTCTTGTTCATACCTGTCACACCAGCCAACCCCAGACAATAGAAGTGAGGCTTCAACCATTTCATGGCGCAAGGTTAAAGCTAACTCTTTCCCGGCAATGCTAGAGTTGAGCAAAATAATGCGCTCGTCGTGCCGATACTGGCCATAACAATCATCAAGCGCCTGCCTTTTGATGGCAATGCGATGCCCTGCAATTGTTACTGATTTAGGAATGGCCATGATAAAAGGCACTCATCCAGTAGTTAACAAAAACCCCCGACCAATTAAGGCCGAGGGCTTCCGTTATTACTACACACTACTATGAACACAGATCCAGAGAAGACAGAAGAGATTAAACATGATTTTTATTGTGTGGCAATCAAAAAAAACCCCCTCCCTGCACACAAAAGACAGAGAGAGGGTAAAGAATCAAAACGGATGTTAGGAGACAGTCACGTTGAGACGGGCAGCAGCAGCAGCGTTGTTAACAAATGCGGCCTCAGTCCACTCAGTGATTACTTTCTCACCAAAGTCTTTCTGGACAACGCGAACCCCACCGAATGGGTTGTTACGAACCCGGAAGGTCTTGAATGCAGAAGGGTCGAACATATCAACCGACTCGCTTGAGTAGTAGATCCAAACGTCAGAAGTGAGAGCGTTAGCTTTTGCACTGGTCTGGCGAATCTTAGAATCAAACACAGACGTGGACATCATGCACTGAGTGTCTGGGTTCAAGAAGAGAGATCCGATTCCACCAATCTGAGGCGCAGCGGTCACAGAACCGGGGTAACGATCAATTACAGATGGGCTGTTTTTGAATGCTTCCCATGCGCCAAGGTTGAAAACAACACGGTTAGGAAGGAGACCAATTGAGTCAGCAATCTCTTTCATCTTCTCATCAATTGCGCTGATTACGTCAGTTGAAGATCCCCAAGTCTGAGCAGCAGCAGAAACGCCAGCGCGCAGAGTGGTGAGGGTCTCATTAAGGCGAGAGTTGCCAGCTTGAGAAACAAGGTTGCGGACGCGAGCCTCACGAAGAATGCGAGAACCTTCGCCAGTGGTGGCGCGGTCAAGCTCGTGATTGTCGATCATGTCATGCAGAGCGTAAGGCTGAAGGCTCACGTTGATGCGCTCACCGTCAGTTACAACAGCGGAAGAGTCACCACCGATTGCGCGGCGGGCATCTGGAGTCTGGAAGCCGGAACGTTGTCCGTAATCGATGATTGAAAACTCGGCGGCTCCGGTTGGAACGACTGGGGCGAGGAAATCAGCGACTGGGCTGGAGGTGTCTTGAAAGAGTCCTTTAGCGAACTGGTTCAAGACTGAGATATTTGCGGAAGTAGCCATTTTTTTATTTAGTCAGATTTTACCTTAGAATTAAATTGTGGGCTTGTTACTTTGTCCAAGAACAACTTTGATTAGAGCGCCTTGTGCGGCTGCTGCTTCAAGAGCAACACCTAAAACGTGCTTGCCACTTGTTGCAGTTGCAGCGCGACCAGCGGCGGCGGGCATGAGTGGTGCTCCAAGTGCAACAGCAGCGTGAGCTTCAACGAGAACAACTGCACCAGATCCAGCAACTGCAACAGCAGCTTGACCACCAGCAGAAGCGTCTTCTGTAACTACTCCAAAAATCACATCAGTGTTAGCAGCGGTTACAACAGTTTTCCCAGCGTCATCGCCAGAAGTTCCAAGCTTCACAACCTTGCCTTGGGCAATTGCAGAAGCTCCGTTATCAAAGGCCAAGATTGGGCCATCATTTGCGAGGGGCATAATATTTTTTAGTTTTAGTTCTTAAATAGAGTTTAGAGGCCAAAGGCTTCGGGATCGATTTGAGCAGCAAGCTCCCATTTGACATCGAAAGAAGCGTTGTCGCCACATTGGTCAGAAGCTTTTGCCATAGCAGCTTCAATTCTGACTTCTGAGCTACCAGTCTTTTCTCCGCTTGCTTTTACAATCGACTCTTCAAGTCCGGCGTGAATTTTTGGTAACTTAGAAAGGATCTCTTCAGCAAAGTCATCCCCTGCTTCGATCTTTTCGATAAACTTGGTTTTAGTGTCCTCGTCTTTTGGAGCAATGCGGCCTTCAGAGACGGCAGCTTTGACAAGTGACTCAGCGCGGGACTTGTTAGCCTCGGCAGCTTTAGCTTGAAGCTCGTCGCGCTCTTCTGTGATTTCTGCAAGAGAAGCCTTAGCGGTCTCGGCGTCACTCTTGAGGGCTTCGATGGCGGCAACAGCGGCGGCCTCGGCGGTTTCGGTTTCCGGCTCAATTGAGAGAGCGGCAAGAATAAGATCAGACATTTTTTTACTTGTATCAGTTATTTCCGCTTCCTGTTCGGATGCAGCTATACGAGGAATCTCTCGGAAGGCTGGTTCGTTGACCAGCGCCCCTAGTGGTCCCCGTTTTGGTAACCCGGCAGGCACTCCATCCTTGCCAAGCAAGAAGGTAGGGGAGAAATACGAATAGTCTTTTGATTCGATTGCTTTACGGCCTGCGCCAGTCCATTCAATCTCTGCCATCAGACCCTCACCTTGAACGTAATAAAAGCGTTTTGGTAGCGCAGAGGCTGGGCCTTTGTCGTTGTGATCAAAATCAAACACTGGGCGCACATTAGCGGCAAGCCTTTGCTCTAGGTCTTTTTGGAACGTTGCGGCAACTTCTTCGCCGTAATAGGCTTCCATTTTAATCTCAACGCTTTTGGGCTTACCGTTAACGCTTGGCGTGATTGTGTGAGATCCCTCTGGAATGTAAACGATTGAGGCAATTTGCCCTTCTTCCGGCAAAGAGTAATCAAGAGCGCAAATCAGCATTTCACTAGACAATGGCTAAAAGCTCTTTACTGGCGACCTTCTTATCTGGTCCCCGATTCTAAATCATCAATGATTGTAAAGTTGATCGTCATCATAGAAGCTAGACCAGATCTAGCATCTTCCTCAGATACGCCTAAATCGACAAGCTTATCAACAGCAGCTTCAAAATCAATGACCTTAGCAAAAAAGTCATCATAGATTTTAGTCATTGCCTTATCTAACTCTTCCTCATCCATCCTCGTTTAGTAAATATTTTAGTGATTGCCTTTGATATGGGCGCAAAATCCTCATCGCTCCAGTGACCAAGCTCTTTATCGTTTCTCATTCTGGCTTCTGCAATCATTACTTCGTCGCCGCTTTGTTCCGCAATCCATTGAGAATAAGCCCTAGCCCAACCTTCATGCATAGACAATAAGTATTTTTTGTATCCTCTAGGGGCTGTTGCTTGTTCAATTCTAGAATATCCTTCGGATTCTACATAAGCTTTTCTAA